ATCATCGAATTCTTTGGTAGCCGCACTTACGAAATCAAAAACGGAACAGCCATCGTCTGTTCATAGAAAGGAAACCAATGAGAAACATCATGTTTGATCTGGCCGCAACCATCGACACCGAGAAGGAGTTCGAGCAGTTGACTGTCTCCGAACTTGTCGCCGCCGTGAACAAACGGCTGCACGACATCCTCAAAGAGAACTGCATCGGAGCCTTCGGGTATTGCGATGAATACGAAATCGAAACAAGCAAAGGAGAATAAACCAATGAAAGTCCAAGAACTGATCGACGCTCTCAAGGAGCACCAACCCGATGACGAGATCCTCGTCACCGACTATTGCCACAACGACTACGACTTCGACATCCATGCTGGAGCCGGAGGTCTGTTCAAAATCTTCGTCTACCCGTGCGACGAGGAAGACGAAGAGGAGGAAGAATAACCATGAGAGCAACACCAATACTGGAAGAACTCAAGATCATGGCCGAAGCAGCCGATTACTTCATTGATGCCGAGCCAGACGACGAGCACCCCGAACCGATGAAAGAAGCTACGGAGATCCTCGAAGAGGACATCCTCCCAGCAATCGCGGAGGTGACGAAGCGTCACAAGAAACTCTGCAACGTGCTGCGTGAAGCCCTCGCGTGGTGCAAGCAGGATGCCACCAATGAGGATTGTTTCCCGTCACAGGATATGCTCGACGCCCGCGTCGATCGTCTCAAGGAAGCCCTCAAGCTGGCCCGTCAGTAATAAACCCATAACGAAAGGAACCAACATGAAAGCAAAACACACACCCGGACCTTGGAAAGAAGTAGATGGATTTATCGTTGGAGGCCCGTGGGCAGATGGAGAATTTCACGACATTTGCGACCCGCGTTGCGCCCCTCCTGACGACGATAACGCCGGAATGATAAATGCCAACGCACAACTGATCGCTGCCGCTCCGGCAATGCTGGAAGCGTTGCGCTACATCGCCACACTCGATACCTCGGAAGACGCCAGCCCCGCGCAGTGCAGCGCGGTCGCGGTTGCGATGGACGCAATCGACAAGGCGACCAAGTAATAACCACGCACATGAAAGCATACAAACTGCTCCGCAAGCGCAGGGACGGGTCGCTTGGCCCGCTCTTCATCAACGCACGCCAGCGCATCCCGCATGGCGAATGGCTGCAAGCCGAGGCCCATCGCCGGAAAGGATTCGCCTTCCGGCCGGGCTGGCATTGCGCCGTCCAACCCGAAGCCCCGCACCTCAACCTTGAACTTGCCAGCGGCGAGACACGGGTCTGGTGCGAGGTCGAGATCGACAACTTCACCGAGTATGCCCGCCCCGCCAATCAAGGCGGCAAGTGGCTGCTCGCCGAGCGGATGCGGCTCATCCGCGAACTCAACTAAACGAAAGGAAACATACCAATGAAACAATACTACCGAGTCAACGTCCCCGCCTTCATCGCTTTCGATGTTGTGGCGGAATCCGAAGAGCAAGCCAAGCGGATCGGAGCCGCTGCGGTCTACACTCCGGTTCTTCCGATAAACGAAAACTGCAACATAGATCTCCCAGCTTATGTTTGCCTGTGGAGTGCCGGTGAAAATCTGTCTGGCGACGTTGATGGAAGTAAGGTTGAGGTCGTCGATAGCGGCGAACGCTCCGACGATGAACTCAAGTCGATCGAGGAGACTTCTGCTGCCCTCGCTCACGCTTTGGGCAACGACGAGGAGTTCGCTGCCGCACTCCAATGATCGACCTCATCGACCCCTTCGTCCTCAACGGACGGCGATACACGAGGCTCGACGGCGAGTTCACCGAACTCCTGGTGCTCTTCGGTAGAGCCCATGTCGTCGAAGCCCTCGACCACTTCGGCCAGTCACCGGCCGACTACAACCCTGCTTCGGTCCGCAGCTATTGCCAGTGGATCGAAGACTCTTACTGCTAACCAACAACCAAGAAAGGAACCAAGTAACATGAATAAGAATCCGTTTGAACAATTAGAAACATCAGAAGAAGACCTCGTTCGGTTCGAGGCATCTATCGAACTTCCGAAACCTTCGGATAACCACGGCGGTCATTCGGTTGTGTTGGAGGTATATGGCCCCTCCAACGATATCAACGGGGACGCCAGCATCACTGTCTATTACGAAGACAACGGCGAATGGTCGCAGTTAGTGGCAGGGAAGATCTCAGGGGGGAACTTCCGCACCATTACGGGATACATCCCGAAAGCGGATCCAGTGAAAGCCCTTCAAGATCTGCTCGAAGACCACAAGCGGATATTCGCCGAAGCACATCCTCACTCAACGATTGAGTGGGGGGAGTGCGTCGAAGTGCAGCAAGCACTCGCCGCCATCAACAAAGCAACCAACTAAGAAAGGAACCAAATGAAAAAACACCTCATTCACCTAAAAGATCACGGCAACACCAAGTTTGCCGTCGCAGAAATCGAAGCTGACATACGTCCGGGCAACGACCTTGAACTATTCGAGGCGGTGCAAGACGCCGGAGGCGCGTATGTCACCGAGTTCCAAGGCTACACCTACACCTTGGACGCGCCCGCTTGGGTTCCCGCCGAGGAATTCGAGCACAATTGGCTCGGCGACTAACGACCAACCAGAAAGGAACCAAGTAACATGAACCTACGAACCAAAATCCTTGAAGCGGTGCAACGTCATCCGATCAGCATCCGCTTCGTCACCATCCACCCGCTCGACCCCGAGGCTTGGGGCTGCAAGGAGGAGGCGTATTGCGTCCACATCCTCACGCACAAGCGGGACAACCCCAACTACGATCCGGTCGCCGGGCGGTGGGATCGCTGCATCGAGGACAAGAAGGACGCGGCGACCGCCGATGCCTTGGCCAAGGACATCGAAGCCCTCGGCAAGATCGACGACCGCGAACTCCATAGCAACAACACGTTCTACACCCGACAAGTCTATGTCGGTGTAGAGTAATAACGTCATAAACCAAATGAATCATGTGGATCCTACCATCACACACATTAGTCTATGCACCGGATACGGCGGTCTCGACCTCGGAATCCGACAAGTCATTGGCGACCGCCTGCGAACGGTTGCTTACAGCGAAATCGAAGCCTTCGCGTGCGAGTTACTTCTCTCGCGCATGGAAGGCGGGCAACTTGATGCGGCTCCGATCTGGCCTGATCTCCGGACTTTCCCTTGGGAAGAGTTCTCCGGTGTCTCGATACTATCGGGCGGCTTCCCCTGTCAGCCGTTTTCAGCAGCCGGAGTCCGCGCTGCCGACACCGATCCAAGACACTTGTTCCCTTACATACTCGACGGGATCCGGCGATCCGGACCTTCCGTTGTTTTCTTGGAGAACGTCGAAGGGATCGTCTCGGCCAAACTCCAGGGCGACGGGTGGAGCGATCCCGCCGGCACTCCGGTTCTGCTCCATGTCCTCCGAGAATTGGAGCGCGTGGGTTACCGAGCAGAGGCGGGATTATTCTCGGCGTCAGTCGATGCGGGAGCGCCACACCAACGCAAGCGAGTGTTTATCCTGGCCCACCGCCTCGGCGCGGGACTCGAAGGGTGGCTACCAAGGGGGCCGCATACGGAACGGGAAGCTCTCGATGGACACCTTGGATGTGGCAGTCCAAGCCTATCGGGAGGGGGGCATCCTTGGCCCGCCCGCCCGGGCGAAGAGCAGCATGACTGGGAACCACCCCGAGTCTTGCTGGGCAACACCGAACGCGGGGGACGGCAAAGCTGGGATGGCGGTCGGCAGAAAGCAGAAGTCACTCAGGCAGGATGTGAGTCAGGCCGAGGGTGGCTATCTGGTGAAGGCCAAGCTGAATCCGAGATTCTGCGAAGCCTTGATGGGACTGCCGATCGGCTGGCTTATGCCGAGTTGTGCGTGTCCTGCGATTCGCGCTGGGACGAGTTACGTCTGGCAGGAAACGGCGTTGTGCCCCAGTGCGCTGCCGTCGCCTTCCGTTCTTTGCTCGACAAAGTAATAACACCATACACTATGACGCACTGAAGCGTTGAACCATGAACCATGAACCAAGTAGAAAGAACCCAAAACCAATGAAAAAGAAACCCGTGAAGAAAGCAGCCAAGAAGAAAACCGCCAAGCGTTTGACCCCAGCCACTTTGAAGAAAGCGTTGATCGAGCGCGGCGGTCTCAACAAGGACTGGGCCAAAGATCACCTCATCGTGATGTGATCCCAAAGTCATTTGAACGAGTAATAACGCCATACTGTCAGACCAACATGAGCAAACCCGAGACGCGGACCATGACGCGAGTCGAAGTCACAAAGGACGGTATGCGATTCCGGCCCCGTCTCGTCACCACTAACAACCCAAGAAAGGAACCTAAAACCATGAACTACAGAGATTACGACCCCATCAACTCCTGCCTCCCTGCCGAGGCTTACCCCTATCTGGCCTTGGCTTTGGCCGAACCGCAGGAGAGACCCGCAACCCGCTTGGCCCGCCTCTGGCGGTGGCTCATCGGGGCAACCCCCGTCATTGTCGCTGCGGCCTTCCTGCCACTGGCTGACCCGCCGGCCGAGCAGCTTGTGCCTCTGGTCCACCAAGTCAGAGCCGACAGCAAGATCCACAGCCTTGTCTGGGTGCAGCCCCTACCGGGCAAGCGGCTTCCCGCGCCCCCGACCTTGCCGTCGATCAATAACAACCCGTATAGCTTCTAACCGAAAGGAACCCGAAACCATGAATCTACCTACTACACCAACAAACGATCGGATCGAACTCGAAGGGACCATCCGGACCCGCGTCTCTAACTTCGTCAATAAGGCTGCTTGTAAGCAGTATATTATGGACTGGGCCAACCAGACCCGTCACCACAAGTTCAGTCGTCTCGATCCCGAGATCTACGCCGAACTCAACGCCGTGCTGCGTAAGCACATGAAGGCAATCGTGACCCGCAATCCCTCCTTCGGGAAGACCATCCGATGAGCCGCAGTTGCGAGTTAGTAATAACGCCATACATTGATTCCATGCAAGTGACGGCAACCGAGCGCACCTTCGGCCTGAAGGTCAGGGTCAAAGTTGGGGGCGATGCGCTCGCGGCTTGGCGCTCGGCGACCAAGTTCACCGACACCTTATCCACCGACGGGGACGATGACGAATCCGATGCGGGCTGGGCGCTCTCCAACGCCAACCGGGCCTACATCTGGCTCAAGTCATGGCCCGAGTCGCGGAAGAAAGGGAACAGCAAGACCCTGACCCACGAGTGCGTCCATGTCGCCATGAGCTTCCTGCGTGACCATGTCCGCGAGGACATCCGCAAAGCCGAGGAGACATGCTGCTACCTGGTGCAGCACTTGGTCGATGAGATCGAACACAAGCTCAACAGCCGGAGGAAGTCCCGATGAATAAAGAAAAGCTCTGGGGGATTTTTCTCCAACAGAATCCTCGGTTGTGCACCGACCCCTGCCTTACGCCGGAGTCGCTTCGCCGCTTCTTCGACCTGACTTGGAACGCTGCCTATGAGGCCGGCGCTTTCGATATGGCCGATCGGGCGGAGGAGATCTCTGGCGACAACGACGAGGAAGCAGCCAAAGAGGCGGCACTACAAGCCGTCTTGGCTGATGCCGAGAAGGCGCTCTCCGCCATCTTCGGACAACCCATGCAGAAGAAGATCTATGTTAAAAAAGCGAACAAGAAGAAAGCTGACTAAAGAGGAAAGCGAAGGCGCACAGGCGTGGAAGAACCGCTTCGTCGAAAGCTACGACCGCGAACTCTCGATCGTCGACAACCTCCGGGTCGCTGTCGGTCTGATCGACCTCTTCAACTACGGCGATGCCAAGTCGATGGTGCAGTCGGTCATCGACCGCCACGATCAAGAGACCAAGGAGCTATTGGCATGATGGAGCCCCGCGACATCACGCTGGTTCTGCTGATCGCCTGGGCCGCTTTCGCCACGGTCATCTTCTTCCGGTATTTCCTATGAGCCTATACGAAAACATCAACAAACGTCGGAAGGCGGGCACGTCCCGTCCGAAGTCCAAGTCCACCGTCGACCCCAAGACCTACGCAAAGATGAAGTCTAAGCGCGGAGGTTTCGCCAAGAAAGGACGCCGCTAATGGCTACCTACAAAGGCAAGAAGGTCACGCTGTATAAGCCGCGCAAGATGGCGGGCATCACTCCGGCCGCGAAGAAGAAGTCGGTCTTCGTGCCGGGTAAAAAAGCTGGCACCGCGAAGGTCGTCCACTTCGGGGACTCCTCGATGTCGGACTTCACCAAGCACAAGAACCCGAAACGTCGGGCCAACTTCCGCAGCCGCCACAACTGCGCGGCCAAGAAGGACAAATCCACCGCGGGATATTGGGCCTGTAAAGATTTATGGTGACCATTGAACAAGTCGAAGACGCGGCGATGATCGCGTTCGGGTCGTTTTTCGTGATTGGTTTCTTCATCCTCTCGATCACGTTTGCTCTCGGTTCGCTGGTTCTGGGCGTGGCTGGGCTCAAGTGGGCGTGGGGTTTTCTTCAATGACGACCGCAACCGAATACCCCCGACTCCACCAGATCGGCTGCAACGTGAAGCGTGAACCGATGGACCATGTTCCGTGGACCGAGTTGGATGCAGCGATCAACGGGGCAGGCTTGGACCGTGAGCGGTTCAGCGATCTCTTCGGGGTGCAGACATGCTACGCGGGTGGGGTCTATGCGTGGGATGCCGAGGCTGTCCTCGAACGCATGATGAGCGGGAAGCTGACCGGATCACAGAAGTATTGGGATTGATATGGTCATCAAGTGGGAACCTTCATTGCTTGTCCATACGCCACACGGCGAAGGCGAGGCTTTAGCCACAATGGACTACGGACTTAGCACCAACTCGGTCTGGATCGTCCGGCTGCACGGCGGAGAGCCTAGACACTACTTCTCACCGGACATTCGCATCTACGGCAACCCGATGGAGGGGCGTGGATGGGATGTGGAGATACCGGAGGGTTGGGTGAAATGATCCCCGCCGTCATCACTTGTTACTCGGAGAACATGGCCGAGGTCGCAGCCCTGACCGTGCCGACCCATTCGAAATTCGCCGAGACATGGTCCATGCACCATGAAGCACGCACCGTGCCGCAGGAAGGATGTCTTTGGGCCAAGGTCGCCATGATCCGTGAATACTTGGAGCGCGGTCACCGCTTGGTCTGTTGGCTCGATGCCGATGCCGCGGTGACCAATCCGGACAAGAAGCCCCCCAAGACCACGGGCGTGGCGCTGACTTGTGATGTCCACGGCCCCAACGCGGGGATCATGTTCATTGCCAACACCCTTCTCACCCGCCAGTTCTTCTTTGCCCTTTCCGGTTACGGCCGGCAGTTGGTCGCCAACCTAATCAACCCCGAGCAGACAGCGATCCGTTGGCTAACCATGCACCCGCCCTACGATCGGCTGCTGGAGTGCCACTCCCAGCGCACGATGAATTCCTATTGGCCGGGAGCTTACGAGTATCCAGGCGCAAGCGAGGCCGATTGGCAGCAGGGCGACATGGTCCTCCATCTCCCCGCGCTTTCCGACGAGCAACGGGTCGAGATTTTGAAGAGTATTCTATGAGCACAATTAACGATATGAGTGAGACCAGTAAGTATCGTGCTTGGTTCCTGCCACATACCCAAGGCTATGGCATCGACCTCGGTTACGGCGGCGACCCGCTTGTCCCCCATGCCATCTGCTTCGACATGCCGCAGCCTTACACCTCGGTCGGGTCGGCACCACAGCACTTAGGCGGTGACGCCCGCCGTCTGCCTTTCAAGAATAACACCCTCGACTGGGTCTACTCTTCGCACCTGATCGAGGACTTTACCTACACTGAGCAAGTCGCAGTGGTTAAAGAGTGGCTCCGCGTGCTCAAGCCGGGCGGTCGGCTCCTTATTCTGGCCCCCGACCAGCAACGGTTCTTGGCCCACTGCGCGGCCACGGGTCAGCCAATCAACGAAGCCCACAAGGAAGCCGACTACTCGCTGAAGACTTTCAAGAAGCGCGTGCTCAAGACCGGCAACATCCGCGACGAAGTGTGGACCGAGGCCGACTTCGATGACTACTCGTGGGGCATCGTCTTGGAGAAGAATTTATGACTGAAGAAAACACACAACCAATCGACGCCCCCATCCATAGCCATAGCCTGAAAGCCGTGGCGACTTACCTCGGTAAGAAGATCGAAGAGACTAAAAACGAAGGCATGTCCGAGGGCGATGCCCTCCTACAGCAGATCTTTTTCCAGCAGTCGCTTCTTCTTAATGCGATCAATTCCTCGGTCACGCTGTCCAACCAGGTCAATCGCGCTCTCCAGCGGGAGGTCGCGAAGATGAAGGGGGAAGAGCTTCCGGAGGAGCCCCTGCAAGAGGATTCGAAAATTATTGTGCCAGACCGATTCCGGTGATTTCATCGGGTTTAGTCTGCTCTCGTCGTCTAACGGTTAGGACACAGCCCTCTCAAGGCTGCGATACGGGTTCAATTCCCGTCGAGAGTGGTTTGTCATTGAGCCAGCACCACGAGGGGAAAGTGTAACCCTCGCTGACCTTCTGGGCCACATCCTGCGGCAACCAGATCTTCGCCTTGATCGCGCAACCGCAGACGCCGCATTGGTTGAGCCGTGAAGCATGTGCCGTGGTCCGCGCACCGATCAGCTTGAAGAGCCATTCGGCCAAACCCTTGCACCGCCAGCATCCTTTGACTGTTGTGTTCAGGGGACATGAGGCACAGAGTGCGGCCCGGCGTTCGGCTTCGGTCTGATCGACGAGGCCCCTCCCCGCGAGTGCGGAGACCGCGGCTTGGATGAAACGCTTAACATCCTCCATCGTGAAGTGGGTCTTGAGTGCGTAGTCACCCTCGATGACGTGACTGCAACTCTCGCTGCCGACCGGAAGCTGGGCACAGACAAAGTCTTGGATGTCGGCCGAGGGATCGCCCACGGCAATGCCATTGGCCTCGCGATGGGAGGTCACCTTCTTGACCAGTTCCCGCAAGGTCGAAGCGGCAAACTCGAAGCCCGTTTCCGGTTGGACGTAACGCCAACCGCCGGGCGGGGTCACGCTGGTATCGGTTACTATCATCGATCGGCGAGGACTTCGCGGGGCGCGGCCGAGCGGCGGGCTTGGTTGTAGGCCGAGATACGGTCGCTCTTACCGCGGGCGCGAACCAAGTCGAGGCTCTGCTCGCTCGCGTTGTAGGGTTTGTAGATTCCGGTGGTCACCATCTTGATGGTGTCGCCGCCGAGACCTCCGTCGCGGAGGATCGCTTTGGCCCGCTGCACGGGAACCCCGAGGCGGATGGCGGCGAGGTAGTCCCGGCGGATTGAGTCGATCAGGCTGCGGCGGGCGGCATTAGAACGCTCGTAGCCATCGACCACATCGCCAGCCGAGCGGGTGCCTTGGGTGGTGAACTCGCGGTTGAAGAGGGACGAAGCATCACGTATCTCGCGCATGAAGCGTGAAGACTTGAACTGAAGGGCCTGCTGCGCGTCGACCGAGGAGACACGCTGACCAGCCACTACGCTGCCGATTTCGTTGAAGAGGTTATAGGCGCGACCCGTCTCGCTCTCGATTCCGAAGGCGGCTTTACCGATCCGCTCGACACTGTTCACGGTGCCGGGGATGAAGGGATCGTAGAAAATCTTGCGGGCCACGCTCAGACCGATGTTCGCTCCGGTGTCCTGCGGGTTGTAGACCTGGCGTCCGGCCGCATCGCGGTTCCGCATCACATCCATGATTGCTCCGGAGAAGATCTGTTCGCTCGTGAAAGGATCGAGAGCCTGGCGCACCATGTCCATCGTGCCTTTGAGGAGAATATCGTCGGCGCTGTCGGCGTTACGCAGCGAACGCATGAACGCATACAGAGGCTTTTTGAAATACTCGTAGGGATCGAGGAAGCTAACATCGACGAAGTCGACTTCACCATTCTCCTTACGGAAGAGGAGAAGCTGGCTGTTCTTCTGCCAGTCGGGCAAGAAGCGGCGGAGGTCTTCTTCGTCCTCCCCGGAGATTCCCGCCATCGCCATCGAAGCGGAACCCACCGCGAGGGGAAGAAAAGCTGCCGTGGTCATACCACGGACACGCTTCCAGCCGATCGCTTCGAGTTCCTTGTTGCCCGTAGCCCGGCCCTCCATGATTTCTTGGCGGGCCAGCTTTTGCAGATTGTAAGTGGTGCGGATAACTTCGCTCGTGAAGGTCACGAACGGCGCGATGAAGGGGAACTTCTTGAGATCCTGCACGATGGATGGGGCCAGCGAGTAGGTCCAGTGGATGTCACGGGCGATCTCCGCGGCTTTCTCTTTGACCTTGTTATCGTCCCAGTCGGGATAGGCTTGGCGGTATTTGTCCTGCTCGGCCTCGTAGATCATCACCTTGAACCAGTCGTCACCGGAGGAGTAAGTGCGGACAGCAAAGTCGGTCACTTTCTTGAAAGGCTCACCGACCTTATTCCAAACATAGTCACCCCAATCAGGACTTCCGGCGCGGCGGCTGGCCGTGAGGAGATCTTCAAGGAGTCCGGTGGTGATCGACTCACCGACAATGCCGCGGCTAATGTAGTCGTCGATTTTGGTCCGCCACTCGGCACGGCTCATGTTGCGGTATTTGCCGAACGTGTTGGCCAAGACGGTGTCATTAGAATTTTTGAACCTCTGCCAGAAGTCGCTGCCCGGGGCGATATCACCCAGACCCAAGTTACCCGTCGCCACCAAGTTCAAGTAGTTACCCAAGTAGTTACGGATCTGGGACGCCACCGATCCGACCGTCTTGGTCGCCATCGAGATGCCCGTCAGCTTCATGGCCGACCGCAACCACCAGTAATGCTCTTCGGCACCTCCGACGGGGAACATCTTGAAGAGACCCTCGGCCAGCATCGGGTGGGCATACATGCCGCCGAGCGGTGTCAGTGAAGGGTTCTTCTCGGTCGAGATCCGGACGTAGCCCGGAGGGTGGCGGGTGTCGTCGGGATTGTTCTCACGACTCCAGAGCCAGCCCTCTTCAATACCGATGTCGCGCAGTTCCTTGAGGAAGTTATCGTTGGCGATGACGCTGGAGAGCTTCATCACGGTCTTGGCGTAGTTGATCTTCGGATCTTCGTAGCGTCCCCAGAGGGCTTGGATTTCCGGCGCGATGTTGCCGCGCTGGTAGAACATGCTGAGATTCTTCTGCCCTGGAATACGACCGGAGAGCACTTCGATGGTCGGGGCTTCTTGCCCCACGGCGAGATAGCCTTCGAGGAGGTTCTCCACTTCATCTTCGGTCACCGAGTCATTGGCCATCACCAAAGCATCCTCACGGGATAGCGTGCGCCCGTCCTCGGCGGCAGTGGCGATAAGCTCAGTTGTTTTGTCTTTGACCAAGCTGCTGCTGATGTATTTGCGGGCCGCGTCCATGACCTTCGGGTCTTTACGCACGCGGTCGGCCCACTGCGGATCGTCAAAGATCGCGTAGCTGCGATTCAGGTAAGTGCCGAGGGCTTCGTCGACCGTGATCGCCAAGTCACCATTGACCAAGCCCTCATTCGGCAGACGGCGCGATAGCGATTCGATGTGCGCCGACATCTCGCGGATCGTCGCAGCAAGTTCCTCCGGCAACTGGGCCAAGGCTTGCGTCTGTTTGTTCTGCTTAAAGTTACGGCGATTGTCGCGGATATACTGGTCGCGTTTCTTGGCCGCTTGGTTGGTCTGCCCGTTCGCCCGCATCCGCTCGATCTCGGCGATCTGCTCTGGGGTCAACGGGTTGTCCAAGTTACCAAGAGCCGTGTTGATCGTTTCAACTGGCGGTGTCTGGCCCTTGTAGAATTTCTTCATCTGACGCTCCAAGAGGCGCGAGAGATCTTCGATGGTCGCGACATCGACCTTGATCGCCATCCGGCTTGAGCGGTAGAGGTCACCGGCTTTCTTATCGAGAAGCTCATCGACGGCGAACATGCCGCCTTGGGTGATCGTGCCGCCGGTCGGAGTGCGGCGGGTCACCGGACGCCAGACACGACCGCGTGCTACAGAATAGGCTACAGGACCTAGATTAGGTCGCCGATTATTATCCCCCTCAGACTCTCGTCCGAAAAGTCCCTCAGATGCGGCCTTCGCCGCACTATAGCGAGACATTGTTCGAATTCCGATTCGCTCAGGGTCAAAAGCCCCTCGTCCTTTCTTTTCCTTAGTGAGCGAAGCAAGTCTCTCTCCCGCGAGTTCTCTACTGAGGGATTTGCCTGATTTGTCGTCGATGAAGCTGTCGGAAGTTGGGTCATATCTCATTGAGACAAGTTCCGGGATAACTTGTTCAACATAACTTTTTTCGGCGCGAGTTAGCGCAGCAATTTTTTCTTCAGTTGTCGCTGAGTTCCATAGGTTTCTGCGAGCCGCGACATTCTCGGGGCGATTCGTCGCCATCGGAAACGCTCGGGAAAGTTGGTCGTTAGTCGGAATGAAGTGATCTGCGCTGCCGGAACGTAGGGCCGAAGACAGTTGATGGGCGTTGCGACGGTAGTTTCCAGCAGGGGTGGTTCCTCGGGGATCGGGAACGATGCGAAATCCGTTGTTCAGCGCCCACTGGTAGATCGCTTGATATATGGCAGAAGAGGAGGCAATGCCGCCGAAAGAACCGGAGCCGGAGTCGACATAAAAGTCGGTGTCGGTGAGCCGTTTGATTTTGATATTTTTGAAGTCGATAACGTCTTCAGTCGGGACGACTCGGTTATTTCCATTTTCGAGGATCTCCACACCATCATTGGTCACACGCAGCACTTCAAAACCCCGCGTCGAGGGTTCGGTAATTGCCGCCGTAGGTATGTCCACATCGTCAGGGTCAAGAAATGCCGACTCCGGAATGGCGTCCTCTTTTGGTAAAACTACCGAATCACCTTCGGCCGTAAGCGAGAGAGGCTCTTCGCTGCCCTCTTTCCACGAGGCGTATTCCACGCGCATCCCTGGAATAATCTGATCTTCTACGGCGATCGCTATCGAGTTGTCGGAGGTGTTGAGGATCCGGAAGCGGGTCTTGTCTACGGAAGACAATACTGTCTCCAAGTCAGTGCTGTCGGACAGAACACGGGGGAACGAGAAAAACCTCTGCTCCATGTCACGGGACAGTTGCAGCAGGGTTTCGCCTGTTTCCTGCGGAGTCCTCCGGATAGCGACCGACTCCGAGACGGTATCAGTAAAAGCCGAGTCAGGGATGTCGCTCTCTTTGGGGAGAACTACGCTGTCGCCTTGCTCCCATTTGTTCACCTCCCATTGGTTTCTGTCGCGTTTCTTTAGTGAGTAGCCTGAAGCGCGAAGCCATTCCTTTTCGCTTTTCCACAGCTTCCAGAAAGAATGTCCCATCGGAAGCCTGGCTGTTTTGACGCGCTTGAATCCGCGGCGGGTGTTTGCTTCTCTCCATGCTGACCAATCAAGTCCAAAGCCGTCTTGCTCTTCGAGTTCTTTGCTTTGTTCGACGCCTTCCTCTTTTTTCTTCGTTTTCTTTTCAGGCTGCTTTGGCGCTTTGGGGGCCAAATCCTTTGGCTCTTTAGTTTTCTGGCGCTTGATTCTTTTTTGCGGTGTTTTTGCCTCGGTAGTTTCTTGGGGCGCTGGAGCGGGCGCGGCAGCAGCTTGAGGTTCTACGACATTTTGCGCCGGAGCTTCTGGCTGCTTTTCAGCGGCTTTTTGTCTACGTTCGGTTTTGCGGCGAGCCTTGCGGGCGGCAGCGACGGCTGGGGTGGAGTTCATCTTGCTCCACTCGGCCAATAAACGATTCCGCTCCTCGGTCGTGCCGGCCAAGTTTTGCTCCTCGATACGTGCATCAATGAAGGCGCGGATTTCAGCCAACTTGGCTAATTCGTCGGCCATTGCCGTGCGGCGGACTTCAGGGATCGTGTATTCACCCAAGTTAAGGTCGGCTCCGGCATTGGCGAAGGTGACCACCCAAGAATCTTTGAAGGCTTTGGCCAGCGGGGAATTGGGATCGGCTTTGACCCCGGTGATGAATTGAACCAAGGAGTCCCAAGCATTCTTCAAAGCCCCGAGCATAGTGACCCTACCTCTGCCTTCGCCGAATCCGAGCCGCACCATGAGGTCGGCCAGTTCTGGATTGCTCGATACCTCGACGACGAATTCCTCCAAGTTGCGTAAAGAGGCTAAAGACCGATCACCGTTCTCCACATCCGGCAACGCCTGTCGGTAAAGTTCCTCGGAGAGATTGGCCACGTCGACATCAGTGGGTCGGTCCGGCACCGTCAATCCACGAGAGCGGGCGGCACGGATCACCACGTCACGGCGGATACCCTCCAATCGATCAAGCGCCTCCTGCTCGACTCGGTTGAGTGGAATGCGGCGGGCGACTTTCTCCTTGAGGACAACATGCTGAAGCTCGTGCAGCATCGTGTTGACCACGCTGTCGCGGTCGTGCACGGCATCCAAATTGATTGTGATGTTGTAGCCGCCACTACCTCCCGTGGTTAGTCCGGCCCATGAGGTATCCGGCCCGAAGCGTCCGATCTGGATACCGACGTTGTTGAAATCAATTCTACGGGCTCCCCTTCTAAGTCTCGGGTCCAGGTTAATCTCAGGCCGAGCGAGCTTTAAGAACTCCCGCGCACGGAGGACGATGTCCCGCGGCATCGACCCAGTCGCCGCTACACGATCTAAAAACGTGTTGGCGTCAGCAAATGCGCCACTCTTCAGCAACGCCCCGAGATTTTCACGGGCCGTGTTAACTGCGTCTCGGTTGGCTTGCTCGGTGGCCAGTTCAGCCGCCGCTCCACGCAGCAGATCCAAACCCGAACGCCGCGCCAAGTCGGCGACGGATGCCGCCGTGGATCCGATCGCTACGCGATTGGCCAGCGCCTCGGCTGGGTCGCGTTCATTGAGGATGGCTTGCCTGGCGCGATCAAGCTCGGCATCGGAAAGCGCAGTTAGCTCCGCGTCGGTTAGGCGGGCAAAGGACTGGACGAATCGTCGGGTAGTAGCTCGGGCTCTTGCGCGGACGGCTTGGGGGTCAAGAGGTGCTGGAACGCCAGATCCTCCATCGCGCTGAACGGGGCTTCCCTGAACAGTTCCGGCTGCTCCTTGATTAAGTCCGCCCACACGGTCTGATCTCCGCTGACCACGCGGTCCTGCACCTCCGCGGGCAACTGATTGAGAAGCTCCGGATAATACTTCTCCAGGGCTCGTCCGGCCAGCAGCGACAGCACCATCGGTGACGGCGGTGTCTCCTCCTCCTCTTGGGGCGTTGGGGTAGATGTCTTCATAGTTTAGTTCTCCTGATATAAATCGTTCAATTTCACGGGCTCGTCTACGTTGAGCCGCATTGAGGCTGCTCTTTTGACCACGAAGAGCCCTTCCGCGTTCATCTTGAAGTAGGGCTCTATTCCTGAGAACGAGGTCCAGATCGTCGTCATTGATCTGAAGAAGGCGGTCGCGGCCTTGCTCCAATGCGTCTTGGACATCACCCTCTTCGGAAGCGGCGACGGCACCTTCCTCTGTCTGTTGGTTATCGTCTTCCGGAAGTTCAACTTGCCCGACTTCGGCTTCCCGCGTCTCTGGCACCCGCTCTAATTCCCCAGTCACCGCGGCTTGCCGCGTCTCGGTGTCGACGGGGGTTTGGCGAGTCGCAGATTGTTCAGCCTCTCGGTCGGTCATATTGACCGTAGGATCATTGCTCTCTTGGCGGCGGATCGTCCGCTTGGCCGAGAAGGCTGCACGGGTCGCAATACCGATTGGATTGAACCGCCCAAGACGGCGGTAACGGTCGGCTACTTGGTTGATAGCGCGAACGACATCGCCTTTTGCGTTACCTTTGAGCCCTTCCGTAAATTCTTTTTCGAGGATTGTCTTGGCCTTGTTGAGCATTCCCGATGTGCCCTTTTCAATGCGGCCGAGGATTTGCTTCTCGATGTCCTCGCGGGATTTTCCGGCAAGCGCCTGACCCTCCAAGAAGTTTTCCAAGTCATCAAAGGCTTGCTTCTGCACCTCGTTCGGTGTCTTAGCCAGATTACGCTGCGAAGCGCCGAGTTTCTCCAGCGAACGCTCGGGACTTTGTTGCCGCACGCTGCCGAGAGCTTTTCCGGTTAGGCGATTGACCCGCGTCTGGGCCGACCGGATTTCCTTCGAGCCGCGCACGTCGCCATAGATCGAGGAGAGAGCTTTGTCTTTGGCCTGCGCCAGTTCTTCAGCCCGAAGTTCAGCCAAGATCTCTGTCAACCGCTTGGCAATTTGATCGCGCCCCTCCGCACGAAACGGTGCTCCCCGGCTGGTGCGGGCAGCTTTTTCGTAGGCCAAAACGACTTTGTCTTGCGCCATTTGCTGTGCCAAACGCTTTTCATTTTCCGGAAGATTGGAGTCCTCCAAGAAGTCGGTCGCCCTCTGGAAGTCGTCTTGGTAGAACATGTTCTCCACCGCATCGAGCTTGGCGATGTTACCGGCCACACGGCGTAGTTGTTCTTCAAGTGGCCCACCTTGGCGCGTTTCAGCCGCTTGTCTACCGGCTTCGCTCATCGCTATGCGTTCGGGCGCGTTGCGATAGATTTCATCGAAAAGCCACAATCCACGCCTCTTCGATTTACCACCGCGAGAAGTCAATGGAAGGTCGACTGAAAAATCATCAGGTGTTTTACCGCGGCGGTAAGTGCGGCCCCAGAGATTGACCGCGGTCACAATGTTTTTACGACCACCTTTCTTATTGCTGACCGGTTCAACTTGAATGTCCGGACTAAGGTCGGCCAACTGGTCATCCGGCACCTCGACGCCAAGACCTTCGTTCATCTGGAATACCGTCGTCAGTGGCGAGTTTGTGAACTTGCCTTTGAATGTCGGAATGACTGTGCCCTTCTCACCCTTTTTGTTGAACCATCTCACCAGAACGGGGATCGGCCCGCTGCCCATCCGGTTGCTGATCGTTGTTTCTTGCGGAGCCCCTGCCCCCGTAAACGGAGATCCCAGAGCTTGCCCAGCGGAACGCTTGTCGGGATTCGTTCCGAGCAATTCACGCATCGTCTCTTCGAACGGACTGACCAACGGTCGCGACTCCGGCGGTGGGGCCAAGCTGATGCGATTGAATTTATCAGGGGTTATATCGATCCGCTGCACGCGACCGACTAATGTTTCGCCGCGTGCCCTTTGTTCTGCGCTCGCTTCCGCCGAGCGTGGAGAGAGCCTTGCCACTTTGAACACGGCATTGCCGCTCGGCCGGCGCTTTACAAATACCCCCGTGGTTTCGGAAAAGTTGTCGTCGCCAATATCTCCAGAGACAATACTGACCCGATCGCCGGGGTTAAGACCGTCAACGAATTGTTTTGTTTCGTCGGGTTTACGGGCAATGATGCGACCCCACTGAAGCATCCGCTCGTTGATTTTTCTTTCGCGGGAGTTTTCTGCATCGGCCCGCTTGCGCTGGAACAATGCACCGAATGGACTTTGTCCCGTCCTTTCAGCTTCAGTATAAATGTCGTCGATGGCCCGCGCCGATTCTTCGGCGGACTTTATCGGCTGACCCATACCAAGATCTCGGCGCTGGGGCTTTTCACCGATGGCCAACCCCTCACGGACTTCTTGAAGCTCCGCATCCTCACCTAACTCATCTTCGTCATCGGCGATTTGATTTGTTTCCTCACCAGCTAAATCATCGGTGGTCTGCCCTTCAGAAACTTCGTTTAAGGCACTCTCCGCTTCCTCAATAAGCCAAGCGTTCTGCTCGCCCGCTGCACTACGCAGCACCACGACATTCGATCCGTCTTCAAGCGTATTGCGCGGGGCCGCGGGGTCCAGATCGTCCGGAGGATTGATCGCCGCCCAGATACCCGAGGCACTCTTACGCATGGTGATTCCGCCGACATCGACGGGCTGCGACCACTGTCCAGGTAAAGCAGCACCAGGTTCAGCCGGAGCCTGATCTGCCTGACGAGGAGGCAACTGCCGCAACTTCTCCGCCGTCTGCGGGGCCAGTGCTTCGACAACACTGCCCGCGCCACCGAGACCGCCACCGACCACGGCACCCGCCGCCGCAGCGATCCTACGTTCACGTTCGGCTTCGGGATTCAGGACAGTTTCTTCGATCGTCCGATTCGGATCGGCTGCACCGAGAGCGGCTTGCTCCAATCCGGTCTGCACATACTCGGTGCCACCTTCCAAGGTTGCCGCAGCAGGAAGACCAACGCCCACGCTTCGGGCCACACGGCCCGGGAACGAGATACCCGTCGCCGTATCGACACCCTCTGCTGCCGCCCGTCCCGCCTTGGTGAAAGGTTTGAGAAATTTTCCGGCAATGAAGACCTCACCCAAAGTATCGAGTGCCGCTCCTGGCACTGCAAAAGCTGCCGCCGCCAAGGCATCCCCTTCACCCGTCTCTTGCGCGATCTGCCCGAAGCTCCCTCCCGCGATCTGGCCAAAGTTGGCGAGGTAAGCACCCGCGATACCACCGCGGGCTGCGGCTTGCCCTTCCCGCATGAGCGCACCTTGGGCCACCTGCTCGGCGACCTCTTTGGCTGCTTGTTTGGTTACCTCACCACGAGCCGTAATCTCTGCCGCTTTGTTGGCAAACTCCCGTCCGGCCATCCCTGCCGCCACCCGCTTACCGACTTCATTGGCCACGATCCGCTTGGCCAAGGTCTTACCGACGAAACCGCCGATGCCGCCACCGACCGCTGAAGCGAGCAACTGCGGAATCTGCTCACCCAAGAGCCCTGCCGCGTAGGTCGCCGCATCCCCTGCCCCCTCGATCTCCTCGAAGGGATCCTGCACCGTAGCTTGGTTCTGTGCCGCCTCCTCCATCTTGCGGACGTAATTATCCAGCCCGAACTCCTCGATTCCCTCCACCCCGAGTGCCTGCCCCATGAGCCCGACCAACCCGTAGCCGAGACCTTGGGTCTGGTCGACACCGCGATCTAGGCCGGTCGAGAACTCTTCGCGAAGGGTGCGCTCCGGACGGTAATCCATCAACTCATCTTCGCCGATCCCAAGTTGCGCCCAAATATCATCGGACAACTCTTGTTCCGGTTCGGGCTCAACAGCTTCTACGTCACTGAAATCCTCTGGACGACTTTGCAGAGTCAGGCTTGGTCGAGTCAGAGTTTCCTCTTCCGTGTCGACTCCAGCTTCGTTGACCAGCCAGTTGAATTCCTCGTCCGAAATCATCGCTTAATATAGCCGTAAAACAGAGCCGGCCAAAGGACGACTGGGTCAGCGCCAGCCCTATTCCTCCTCTTCTTCTTTTTTCAGAAGTTCGCTGACAAAGCCCGTGACCCAAGGCACCGCGCTTTTAGCGACGGGATCGACGGCATACCGTCGGACAACATTGGCTGCAACCATGCTTGGATCTCCGACGAAGTCCGTGGCCCAGCCAACTTTCTTCAACGCTCGGGCGGCACTCACGGCGCTTTCGGGTGCTGGCGCTTGGGGCGTCTCTTCACGAGGTGCCACATCTTTCCCATCGAGCACGCTCTTTATATATGCAGGCGTCACAACTTTTGGCACTAAAGTCTCACTGCCTTTGAACTTGCCCGAGATGCCAACAACACTGCCCTTGTAGGGCTCTAATGCGGCGGCGAGATCCTCCCTACCCTTCAACGTGAAGGCTCCTGTCTTGGGGTCGGTCTCGAAGACACTGGTGTCGATGATTCTCGAAGGGTCTTCGGTCAGTGCGGCTCTGCGGATCTCAGGGCGGACTTGGCTGAGTTCCAGTTTCTTGGTGTTGTAAGTCTCTTCATTGATCTCACCGCCTTTGAACGACATTTCAAGGGCCTTGAGATCAGCCGTGTTCTCATAAAGTTTGTTTAGCGAGGAAGTTTTTTGGCGACCCAAGCGTTGTTCTTGCAGCCCTTGGTAGATCGCCTTTTCGTTCTGAACCTCGGGCGAGGCTTCCTCAAAGCCTTTTTCGGTGAGTTGTGCCAAGCGATAGCTCGACTGGTTAAGTTGATCGTCCAAAACCTTGGGATCAACGCTTGCTCCGGTGTTGGCACGCCGCATCGAGCCGACTTGGAAGACGGCATCTTCAGAAGCGACTCCGGCATCCGTCAGTTGTTTGAAAAGAGCTTGCTGCTGTGAATCGAAATTCGGGATGGCGCTGGCGATCACCGGGCTGAACTCACTCTCCAACAGCTTTTTCCGTGAGAGAAACTGCGGTGTCTTGATCCGCCCTTGGTTGAGTTCCTCAGTCAGTGCGGCCAAGTCGCCCTTATACCTTTGCAGATCTTCTTTGTAGGTATTCGTGGTCCAGTTGTAGAAGTCATCTTGCGGGGCAGCTTGTGCGGCCGGAGCCTGTTGTGCTTGCGCTTGGGGTTCAGGCTGACTCTCCGCAAAACGAACGACTGGATTTTCCGACACCAGGGTCGGTTGCATTTCCTGCTCGGTCAGGCTCAAGGTTTGGGGTTCGTAGGCTGGGGCTTCGGGTAGATTCGTCAGCGGATTCGGCTTACTTCCTGTGAAGCTGGACATATCCGCCGCAGGAGCCGAAGCGCCCTCAAACTTTGCGGTAAGGGCGGCATACTCACTCTTCGGGATTTGCTCCCCTGGGGCATAGTTTTTCCCCGTGCGAGGATTCGGCTGCGAATAGATAAATTGTTTGAGATCATCCATAGCTTTAGATGGTCACCATCTCCTCTTGACTGGTTTGAGGTGCTGAAGTCCCAAACGGCCGGAAACGCGGTTGAGCCGGAGGCTGCTGTGCATTGGTAGCCGGAGCATTGTTACCCCCACCACCACCTTGCCCACTCCCACCAGATCTCAGTAGGCGACGGCGCTCCTCGATGTCTTCAGTTTGAAGTTTATTGACGAGCGTCAGACGCTCGGTGTCGTAAGCAAGTTTCTTGAGATTAAACTCAGCCTCGGCTCGTTTCTGCGGGAGCAAGATTTGAGCAAGCTCGTTTTCCAGAGCCATCTTTTCTTGTGCCCGCTTCTCCTCTTGTGCATCATTAAACGCGGTCTGAAACGTAGCAGCAGGGTTCCAACCCCACGGAACGGGGTCCGGGGCTGCGATGGGATAACTTCTGAGCCAAGATTCAGCCATAATTATGCTCCTGTCCCTGACCCGCTGTCGAAATTATTAAACCCATAGGGGTTACTCGCCTTTCGATTAACGACACTACTGGCCAGATTTCCAAACGCGGTCATCCCCGAGTTGATGGCACTGCCCCACAAGTTCTGTGTGGTTGTAGCCTTTGAAGCATTCCAGGCGTTGTTGTTGGCCCAGTTGGCCATTGTTGCATCGGCCAAAGTAGCGGACCCACCTTGGATTGCCCCGCTTATCGTATCAAATACTCGGCTCTGCGCGTTTACTCCGGCAGTGAAAGCGTTGTTTCTCGCGCCGATTCTCTGGCCGGTATTTTGAAGAATCGAGTCGGCTTTCGTGCTGAAAATATTACCTGCCGCGTTGGCATTGGTAGTGTAGATCGAGCGCCCTGTATTAAGGTTTTCTCCGTAGACGGACTGACGACTGACAAAGTTGCGATCAAAAATATTCGTAAGGTTGTTCGCATTACGGGTTGTCCGCTCCGAGATGTTGTCTCGCCGTGCGTCGAATCCGAGCCTCCCGGTTTCCAGTCCCGATTGCAGGACTGAGCCGGCAATACCCAGATCACGGGTGGCGCGGTCACCGATTCGCCCCAAGTTGCTGTCCAAAGAGGTCTTGAAAACATCCTGCCGTTGATCTCGATCACTCTGGGCCGCATCAAGGGAATTCCTCATCAGGGAATCTTGCCCAGTCCGCAATTCACCGAACTGACCTAACGCGATGCTCTCGATGCCGGCGACCCGTGTGTCGTAGTTGAGTCGACGCTGGTCATCATACATCTTGGTTCCCTGCTGCATGAGGTCGAGCGAAGTCAGACCCAAGTCACGGGCGGTCAACCCCCGACCCATTTGCCCCGAAGCGCCGAAGCCCCCTTGCAAAGCCCGCATTGCACTCGACCGCGCCACGTTGGCTTGCATGTCGGCCGAGATGCGACCACTCAGCATGGCGGAGGCATTTTCGTCAACAAGTGCGGCAAGCTCTTTGGCTCGGGGGTCGGCTTGGGCAATTAGTTTTTGGCGGGTGTCGAAGATGCTTTGGGTCAGTGTGTCTAAGGTTTGCGAAGCGTTGTCCGCCGAAATAAAGGATTCGAATTTCCCGAGGGCTTGGTTCGTCTGTTCGGCAAAACGATCCCCGAGGCTGAGACTATCCGCGTTGAAGCGGTTGATCGTATCAAGTGATTCCGTGTCCGCTTCTCGGGTAACTCCCGAGGCCCGTTCATCATAATCGCCCGTCAGTTCCGCCGCCCGTTCGTTGAACGAACTTAGAGCAGTATTGAATTCTTCCCTGTCGGTGGCGTCCAAAAGCGCCATGCCCTGTTTCAGATCGTTGGTAAGCGCGTCGAGGTCTTCTTTCAAGAGAGCATCTTCGCTGTCTTGAAGTTCGGTCAGGGCAGTGTCGTTCGCTTTCAAGCGATCCAACAACGCTTTCTCTTCGTCATTAAGTTGTCGACCACCGTCGGCGACCAGTTCGTCAGTCTTCTGAATCAGGTCGTCGGACAGTCTTTTGATCTGCGGCAGCAATACGGTGTTTGCTTCGTTTCTGATCCTATTGACGTTCTGGTTTGCGATCTTACGCAACCGGGTAAGTGGGACTGGTGTTGCGCTGCCGCTACCGCCTCCACCAAACATACCCGAAGCACCGGCCGCTCCGATACCGGCCGATAGAACGGACGCACCACCTAAAATCGCCGCACTTGTTGCGCTAAGTCCAAGACTCATAAACTTGCCTCCATAAGCTGTCCGATTTCTTCTGGACGGGCGATCTCTCCGCGTTGCTCTTTGCGCCACATGGCTCTGCGGTGATCTTCTTCATCAAGCATCGGATTCACATCAATCTCGCAGATGATTTCCGCAATTTCGTCCGGATCGGTTTTATCCGTGACATGAAACGTGATCCAGACGGTGTCTTCGTGGACAATGATGAGACGCCGAGTTCCAGGATTGGTAATTCCGACGTAGGGAGCTTTTAACTCTTCCACCTCACCATCATTCCAGACTGAGACTTTCCCCTTGGTGATGACAAACGGGTGGTTCGTTTTGTGCCGCAACGTGGTCACCGCTGTCCCGCCTGGCATGAAGATCTCGCGGATATACATACCGTCGGTAAAGCGGTGCACCAACGGACAGTCAACTTGGGGGAACTGGAACATGGTCTTTTCCAGCACATCCAAAGGAGTCACAGTCTTGGTTTCTGTCAGTTGGTCAGCCATTATGCGGTTATTACTATATCACCGAAACTGGTAAACGCGACGGGTGTGGGCGGCTCCGCGGTTTCCGGAAAAGTTTTGTTGGGCGATCTGGCCAGCCAGCATCTCCTTGGCCTTTTCAATGTGGGGGGTGATTTGCTCGCCGCCCAGGAGAATCCCCTTGGTCGCCTCGTAGATCGCTTGGTAGTTACGCAGATACATCTTTTCGGCGTCCGTGGTATGGGGGACGAAGCGGCGTTTGGCCAAGATCCGAACTACCGGAACCACGTTCGGTAGCGTAATCCAATACTTCCGCTTGAGGAACCCATCGGCCGGATCAATCGCCTCGCCGCGGTCGACCGCGCCTTCACGCCACTTGTCGTCCGTCTCGCGGTAGCCCGTGCCACCACGAATCCACTCATTGAGCCGATCATGCACGGGCTTGGGATCGCCGTCGAAAGACATGTAGAGAATCGTCTCGACCTCACGGGGGAGGAAAAACTCACCTGTGGTAGAGACCGAAAGGGTATACTCGGCCACGGTGCCAACCCACTTACCGGCAAACATCAGTTGCTCCTCGGCCGCGTTGACCATGCGCTTCACGGCGGAGTCCGAGAGTCGGTAAGCCTCGGGAAGCTCCAGCCCGATCCGGCCCCAGTGGTAGCCGAAGCTGTCATTAGCCGAAGCGAGCAACGCTTCACGGGTCGAGCGCCGGGCGGCTTCGATCGCAGTCATCACATCGCGTTCGACCGCAGCCAGGGCTTGCTGCTTGAGCGCGGTCGCCACATCCGGCTGTCCCGCCGAAGTCGCCAGATAGCTTTCGACCAAGATCTTCCTCTGCTCGTAGGTCGGCGTCGGCGCGGAACCGTTGTAATCCTCGCGGCGTTGGAGGAAGTCTTGCTGCGCCCCGATCTCGGTCGAAGCCTGGGACAGATAGGTGGTCAAACGATTAGTCGGGATCGTGACCCCGTTGGGTAGTTCATTGTGCAGCTTGCCCTCGTCGCCCGCCGCAGCCCGACGGGCCGCTTCGACTTCGGTCATCAGGTCGCGCTCGATCAACGCTTGGCCTTCGGCTTTGAGCGCCGACGCGGCTTCGATTTGACCAGCCCCGGTCGCGACATAGCTTTCCACGAACTTTTTCCGCACTTCATAGGTAAAAGGATTTGGTTTGGTTCCGCTCGAATAGTTCTCACGACGGGCCAAGAAGTCCCAGTGAGCGCCAGCCTCGGCGGCGGCTTGGCTCAGATACTCGTTGATACGGGCCGTGGCGATCCGCACACCCTCGGGCAGTTCATTGTGCAAGCGCCCCGCTTCTCCGGCCGTGGCACGACGGGCGGCTTCGACGTTCTGCATCAAGTCGCGCTCGATCGTGGTAAATGCCTCTTGCTTGAGTGATGCTGCCACATCCGGAGCGGCGTTGGCCGTCGCGACATAGGATTCAACCAACGACTTGAGCACTTCGTAGGGGAACGGATTGGGCTTCACGCCCGAGGAGTAATCCTCCCGGCGGGCCAAGAAATCCCAATGGACACCCGCTTCCGTGGCCGCTTGGGTTAGATAAGTGGTCAGCCGCGTGGTGGGAATCTGTAGCCCACCCGGCAACTCATTATGGAGACGACCTTCCGTTCCAGCCGCTTGTCTCCGCACGCTCTCAACACCCTGCATTAGATCACGCTCGATGATTTGGAAAGATTCGTTCTTCTTAGCCGCTGCCACCTCCAATGCCGCATTGGCCGTGGCTACATAAGATTCAACCAAGAGCTTGCGGACCTCGTAAGAGAAAGGGTTTGGCTTGGTTCCGCTGGAGTAATCTTCCCGGCGGGCCAAGAAATCCCAGTGCAAACCGGCTTCCGTTGCCGCTTGCGCCAAATACGTGTTTATGCGCGTCGTGGACACCCGCACACCTTCGGGGAGTTCGTTGTGAAGCTGCCCGGCTTCACCTCCAGTTGCTCTCCGAGCGGCTTCGACATTGGTCATCAAGTCACGCTCGATCAGGGAAAACGCTTCTTGCTTGATTGCTGTGGCTACATCGACCACCCCGCTCGTCGTGGCGATATAAGATTCAACCAACTTCTTTCGGATCTCGAATGGGAAAGTAGCGGGCTTTGATCCGGACGAGTAGTCTTCACGTCTGGCGAGAAAGTCGTAGTGCGTGGAAGCATCGGTCGCCGCTTGGGTCAAGTATTGAGTCAGCCGGGCAGTCGCCACGCGCACACCTTCAGGAAGTTCATTGTGCAGCCGACCCTCTTCCCCCGCGGTATCACGGCGAGTCTGCTCAACTAAAGTCGTTACGTTGCGGTCGATAAGTTCGAAGGCTTGGGATTTCAGGCCACCGCCGTCTCCCCCGCTATCAGTAACGATCAAAGCCAGAGCCAGAAGCCGGACGACTTCGACCGGAAGAAGCGCGTTGAAAGCGTCGGAGTTCACCGACAAAGCGGTAAAAGTCAGTGGCGTCCGTGATTTATCTTCCCGACGACTGATGAAGTTATGGTGATCGATCGCCTGCTGGTAGGCTTGGTTGATGAAGCTCTTGAGTCGGCTTTCTGGAAGCCTGTATTGGACGAGCGTCTCCAACCCGAGACGGCCGGACAAACCCCCGAAGGTATTCTGGCTGGTTGCCGCCAAAGTCTCGAATGCGGTCCGCCGCTCGCGTTCAACGTCATTGACGATATTGCGCTCGATGTAGGAATACGCCTTGGTCTCCAATGCCGTGGCCAGATCCAACTGGTTGTTTTCCTCACGCCACAGCGACAAGATCATGTTCTTGGTCGCATCGATATTGTCGACGATGAGATCAGCCGTTGCCGGATTTCCGGTCGTGCCCCCGGCTTGCCACGTCAGCGCGGTTCGGGCGCTCTCTTCCCTGCGGGAGAGGAAGTTGTAGTGGTCGGCCAGCCGTCGCTGCGCCTCGTCGATCCGCGAGTCAATGCGCGAGGTATCGGTCGCCGCTACGCCATTGTCGACGTAGGGCGCAAGTGCGGTGCGTGCGGCTGTGTAGGCGACTGGCATCGGTTAGTATGCTACGGAACGCCATCCGGCCCATGTGCTCGCCTGAACTTTCGTCCAAGAATACAAGATGCCAGCAACGAGTGCGGTGGGTGCGGTAGGAACTTCAGTTCCAATCGGATAAGTCACGGTCGCGTTGACCGCACTACGGGAAAATACCGAAACGGTCTGCCCGATCACGCTGTTGCCATCAGATGGAAAATTAACAACCAGTCCAGTAATCGCCGCGCCAATATCTAGATAGATAAGTTCGTCCTGCCCACCTGCGTTGAACGTGATTGTCCCCGCGCTGGCCGGAGTCGCTACGGTGACCGTCGGGTAATTCTTTTTAACCTCGGGTGCCGTGAGATAGGAAGCAAACGTATCAAGCAACGACTGCGGGTCGTTGGGATACTTGGTTCCGTTCGGGAGGGTTCCTGGGATGAGGGCCATGAGATTTTAGAATTTGATGCAGTAAAGCAGGGCGATGTTCGCGGGGCGGGTTTCGTCGGCTCCCGCGGGTGACTGACTACTAGTAGCAAATTCGTGTTGGTGGCGAGCATTAGCTCCGCCAGTGAAAGTGGAGAATTCGCTTACTGCGGCACCCACCCCACCCGACCCTCGCGCAGCGGCGAAACCAGGGCGTTGGTAACTATGCGCGTGATCTGGAAAATCGACATTAGTGGTTCCACTGTGAGTATGAGCAATGACTGCATCCGTCTGTTTCCCAGCAAAAGTGCCGCTGTAAGTTGTTCCGCTAATTGTCTGCGAGTCACTGCCACGCACAAAGATACCTTGCAGATTAGGTAATGTGAGACGCTTGTTTGCCGCCCAGTCTGCTGCCGCGCTCAATCCTCTGGTGCTGGCGGCTCCGGCGCTTGTAAGAATAGGGAGGTTCGCATCCGTCCACCCATTGCCCCATAACAAAGTGAATAGCGCCTCGTAGTCGGCAGACGCACTTGTTGCTCCGCTAGATGCCGACCCAAACGTGCCACCGTTAGCGGCAAGCCACCCTGTCGGTGCCGTGTTACGGGCAAGGGTTGAGATTGTCCCAACCGGAATCAAAGCATTAGCTACAGCGGCAGCGAGTTTGGCCAAAGTGATCGCGCTATCGGCGATACCTCCTGTCGCGACTTGTCCGAACGCGAGGGAACTTCCGCTCCTACGAAGGACGTGGGCGTCTGTTGCCGCGTTGATTTCTGCAAAGTCGCCGCCCGTTGCCGCACCCCGCCCAACAACCGAGAGCCCCGCTACAGCAGAGTTTTGCATCTTGGCAAATGTAACAGCATCATCTGCGATGCAGTCCGTAGGTATGGTGCCAAAACCAAGAGCACCAGAAACCCTGCGTAGCACTTGATTGTCTGCGGATGCGGCGATGTCAGCGACGTTTCCAGTGGAGTTGGCGCTTCTTCCGACGACCGAACACGCTCCCCCAGTCCTCAACTTGGCGTCGGTCACGACATTGGGTTGAATCGTAGCCGCGGCGGTAACGTCGGCGCTTCCATTGAAGTTGACGTTCCAAGCCACATCTGTAGTCGCAGCAATATTACGCGCCGTGGTAAGCTGATTGGCTGAAGATGATGTCCCAGTAATCGTGGCATTGATGCCGCCGTTGGCAGTCAAAGCACCAGTCACAACCAAGGTTCCTCCCATTGTCGTGTTACCCGATACCGCCAAAGACCCAGTCGACACTTGTCCGGTCGTCTGAACAGTCTGGCTACCGAAATTTGGGTTGATTTTACTCCCGACGATTGCAGCGCCCGCCGCCACCTTGGCGTCCGTGATATTCAAAGCTGGGACGATGTTGGAGAGGGCCACCTGCCGAATAAGGTTACCGGAGGTGCGGACAACTACGGCCTCGCTCCCGTCCGGTGAGGTCACGGCTGTCTTGGATCCGAAAACGCGGTCCTCAAGCTGGGAAACCGTGGCCTTGAGCACTGAACCGCTCTGCTCGATAACTATCGTATCATTTCCTACCGAGGAAGCGGCATCCAAGCCCCCGGGCTTTTTATTAGAAGTATAAGGCATTGTCTTATTTTACAGGGTTATTACTCGATCAGCAAATCGTAGGTGCCATCGAGTGAAAGGGTAAAGGGGCTGGTCAAATCCTCCAAAGTCCAGGAAGCAACTGTCCCGCTCCCAGTGACCGAAGTCACATTAATGACAAGGGCTTGGGTTCCTGAGTTATAGCTCGTCACCGTTCCGGTCATGGTGTTGGCGCTATTGGCTGTCGATGTCACAGTGACCGACCCGCTCGCCACCCATTCTTGGTTTCCGCTCGCCGCCAAAGTAAATGTCTTGGAGCCAGTCCCTATACTGTTGGATGTGGAACTCGTATTTACCCTAGAAATCAGAAGTTCATATCCCGCAGGAGGCGAACTCCAAGAATCCATCTCCGGAGAGAGATCAATGTCGATCGTGGGAACTGTCTGCAAAACGGCCATTATAGTGATCCTCCGTTGACCGCTTCAGTAAGCCGCTGGCCATGAAGCATGAGCCGCCCAAGGTGGGCACGCCCTGTCCAGTTGATCCGCAGCGTAAAATCATGCCCCAAGTAGGCTGGGACATTTGTCGCGATGTTCGCGGTCAGAGGGGGCGTAGGGAACCGGACTTGGGGCGCGTATCCTCGCTCTATGTTGAAAGGCTCGGCTGGTGTCGTGACGTAAGACGGGATGTAGAACTCCGTCTCAAACTCCCGCTCGAAGTTCTCCCAAGTCGTGAAATTCGGGTAGTCGTCAGGCCGGTAAGCTAGTTCGCACTCAAACGGATAATCTGATCCTCCCCCCAAATCATCGAACCAAAGGTCGCAGCGGATCAGTTTTTTCAGGCTCATCTCGTCTCTGAAGTTAAACGCCTTGGTCACGATGCCGGCGGTGATCCGTCGTTTACCTTCGACTGGAGTGTCGTATTCGTCGTTCTTGGTGATTTCCCAGAGTTCGATCCGACGACCCGTATCATCCTCATGGAAACAGACGGCAAAGCAACGCGGGTCACCGTCGAAAGTTCCCTGGACCAGCTTGAGAATGCGGATACCCGTCCACACTCCGTCGAAGACCGCGGCAGTTTTACCGCGACCGACCGAGGAAGAATTGAAGTCTAAGACCGCAATCCCCTCGTAAATCGTCGGGATCGGTTGCGCGGCAAAGGTGTCGGCCTGAGTCTGGTCCGTCGCCCTTCGTGGGAACTGTTTAGGCAGACAAGTCATCAAAAGCCGGTTGTCAAAGTAGGCCAAACTCACTTGATCGAGCATCCATTGGGTGTCTTGACGCAACACCGGATCGATCTCGGCAGAGATCGGCGTCTGGCCGTAGTTGCCTGCTTCTGCCCTGGCGTTGCGGTAGGTGCGGATGCCATTGCCCTCACGGCTTCGGAAAAATAAATCGCCATTGACGGAAAGGATGCTCTCGCTCGTCGCACCGATGTTGTCGAAAAGAATACGCTGAAAAGCCTCGGTGTTTTTCCATTGGTCGCGAGGGGCCGAGACTTGGAAGGTCACCGCACCCCGCTCACAGAAGGCGATCAGATCACCCTGCCCCGTGGCTGTGTCTTGCACTGGTAAAAAAGCCAAGCCTGTAATCCTCCCGATCTTTCCGCTCGGTGCCAGATTTCCACCCTCATTGAGAAATGTTGTTTCGGAGAATCTGAGGACATCGCTATCTTGTCCGGCGACGAACTTTGTCGCTGTTCCTCCGGTTCCGGCGGTGCCGACATTCACGGGGATTGTGAAAGTTTTTGCCGCCGTAACGGTTACGACGTAGGTCGACGGAACAATCGAAGTGTTGTCGGCAATCGTGACTAAATCACCGGTCGTAAAGTTGTGGTCTGTCGCGGTTGTTATTTCTGTGGATGTGGCGACTGTATTGCCGACGATCTTTGCCTCTGTCGTTATCCCGCTGAAGACTAGATCCCCAGCCGTGATTTCAGAGCCTTCATTGATCGCGACAAAGAGTCGACCCTGCCCATAAGCCATCTGCTTACCGATAGGTAAGCTGTTTATCGCGTTGTAGTGGCTCGCCCGGCGGAGGGTGTATCCATCGTAGACACGGGGTTCGTCTTTACCGCTCTGGATGATGAGATATTTCTCGGCCTGCACCATGTAAACTGGAACGTCGACCGAGATCCGGTCGTTCAGGTTTAAGAGGTAGCAGGACGAGTTGTTGAAGTTCAGAGCAAGGATGAAGCCATCGACCGCCATAATAAGCTGCGTCGTATTTCCTTCTCGCGTATCCTGGTAAACAAAGGATCCTTGGACATAGGTGGCCCCACGGATGTAGGTGATATATCTGTCTCGGCTTGTCTTACTGTCTACGAAATCTTGGTTGTAGGTGTAATCGACATCTCGAAACGCCGTCACCGTTCCAGTCACGGTTCCAGTCGCCGTCGTAGCATAAGTGAACGTGTTTGTTCCCGTTACCGTGATGCGAAAACTGCCGTTGGCTCCGGCAACCGAGGAGCCTGCGATCGTTACCCAATCCCCGGTGGTGTATCCGTGGCCATTCGATGTCGCGGTCGCCAAGGTTCCCGACAATGAAAGGGAACTGACCGTGCGGCGCGGCTTCGGGTTACGCCAAAAGGTTGACGGAATCTCACGGAAACCGGGGCGTGTGCGCGGCCCGTTGCCGCCGCGAAAGGTCACATTGGTCGCATACCAAGCGGCTTCGCTTGGTGTCTGGGGCGGCTCCTTCGAGCCGTCCATCCCCGCCGGAAGGCCGCGGAAGCCGTCGATGAGACGCTCCGTGTCGGCGATCACGGGATTAACCCTCCATCATCCCAGAGCGAATGGCTTCGTCGAAGCCCATCTCTTCGCTGGGGGCTTCTTCCGCTTCGGGGGCTTCGGCGTTGGCTACGGGCAGGCCGTCGACGGCGATAAGCTCCAAGTCGGTTTCACCGAGTTTGAGGGTGGCGAGGGCGTCGAAGGTCGAGCCGACAGTTACGCCGTCGGGCGGGACCATTCCTTCAGGGATTGCGAATTTCATAGTGTTGGTTGGTTACGTTGTTCAAGCCACGCGATCATCGGCGCGACAGAGTTTAATATAGCAGCATAAGCCGCCGCGACCTCGGGAACTTCATTGATCGCCGTCCAAAGGTCATCCGTGCTGAATCTTGTGTCGAACATCGACGGGCCAATCTCATTCGTATTGGCATTGAAAGGCAGGAACTCAGCTTCCATCTTCCCGACCCCCACATTGCTGCTCTCAAGCAAAAGCCGCTTGATCCACAGATGCGGATACGTCTTCTCCGGGACAGCCGGGAAGACGATGGGATTGGGCGAAGGAATGTTCATGCTTAAAAATGCAGCGCCTCTGGCACCCTGGGAGCCGAAGCTCCCAGAGTGATGTGAGGTGCTACCTTAGTAGCAAGCGACGAGGTCGAGGGCGCGAGCGCAGCGTTTGTGGCGAACCACAAAGCCGAGGTCGGGACGCTCCACCTTCGGGCCATACGCGAAGAGTGCCCGGAAGAACCCTGTATTTCCATCGACGTTGCAGTCGCGGTCAGGGATATTCCGCCAGACGAATTCACCGGTCCAGCTATACTGGGGGTTATACTTCATCGGGCTGGCAGCTTTCGGCTTGGGCACAAGAACCTTCAACACGTCAGCGTGATAAATCACGGTGTCGGTGTATTCCGCATTCTTGTAGGCGTCGGACACTTCCCACTTGTCACCCTTCGTCGTCGGGGTCGACGCGAACGGCTGACGGCGAACCCATGCACCGCCGACGAAGTCGTAACGGGGCGGGAATTCAACCGTGAAGAAGCGATAGCCGCGATACACACCGGACAGACCGGGCGCTCCGAGCATCGGGGACTGAGTCTCCGAACCCTCGTAAGCGTAACGGAAGTCGTCACGGGTGTTAGCGTCTTGGCGCTTCAGATCATGGAACGTGAAACGCTCGCCGACTGCGGCATAAATCGGGGTCATCTCGTCAACGCGAGCGAACGGATTCATGCTGCCGCCATTGTAACCAAGCTGCTGGTAGATCTCTTCGAGGATCCCCCAGGTAAGTTTGGAAGTGGCCGGAGTCGAAGGGAAGACCGAGCTACCAGACGGGAGGTTCGCCGATGCGACCATTTTGGTGCCGCAAGCGTCGATATACTCGTCCTGATAAGCGTTGGTCCAAACCCATTTCGTGTTCTCCGAGAGAACGCGAACGATGTTTTTCACCTGATCTTCGACCTGCCAGGCGAACTGAAGATCGTCCAGACAGATGTCGGGCGAGTTCAGCGCGGCCTTTTTGAGGCTGGTCTGGCGCAGGGTGATGCCGAAGTTGTCGATGTTCTGACCGGCGACTTGGCACTGACCGCCCGCTTCGCCGTCCGAAGACTCCCATGCACTGAAAGTGACGGGGCTGGACGAGAGCGTGCGCTCATAGATCGGGTAACTATATTCCGTTCCTTGCCCGTCCATCCACTGCTCACGCGGCAGATACTTCAGGTAGAAATCGGAGTTGATGATGTTCTTCGAGACATTGTTCCGGATAAGGCCGGCATGTTCCACGAAGAGAGCTTCAATATTATTGCAAGGCATAATGCTTGTTTTTCTCCTAATTTGTGGGGTTATTACTTTGCCTTGATCGGGAGACGCACATGCGGTCCCGAGGCTAGTGACAACACCACGATTTTGCTTTTCTCTTCCCGTCGCGGATCGGGCTTCCTCGCGAACCTATCTTTTCTGATTTCTACCGGATGATTGCCGCTACCCGTAAACGTGAGACTAAGTTACGCTCGGTTAAGTGGTTGTCAAATTACGGGGTTATTACATTAGGCACTCGGTCGCCTCGGCGAGACGACCCTACCAGGGGATATATTTGGTAGGGACGGCTGGCCCTAGCCGTCCGTCTGCCTACAAAAAGCAAAGGGAGGGGGCAAAATATCCCCCTCCCTCGCGTCCGGTCACCGAAGTTTCCGGAGGGATTTTAAGATAACCCCGACTTGATCGCCGAGAAGAAGTCCTCGTGCTCGACCTTCTCCTCTTGGCCGCTGCCCACGATCGGGTCGGCTGCTCCCCCACCCGCACCAGGCTTCGCGCTCTGGTATTTCGAGAGGGTCTTGTTTAGCTCGGCCGTCTTGGCGAATAGCTGCTGCACCAGACCATAGAGGAAGGGCGAGGCTGCGGCCCGGAGAGCGACTTCGGCCCGTGCTTGGTCGTTGTCGGCCACCGTGTTCCAATCCAGCCCCGTGGCGAATTGCTCGATCTCCCCGATCTTCTGGTTCCACGCATCGTCGCCTTCACGGCGGCGGAAGAGTGGTGCTTTCTCGGAAACATCGCCCCAGATCTTCTCCAGCGCCCCGCGATACTGCTTCTGGCGGGTCTCGACGAATGCCTTGTTCTGCTCGGCGTGATGTTCCTGGATCTTCTCCAGGGCCAGCCGCGCATTGTTGCGGACCTTGTTGGCGATGCCCTCGACCTTCTGCCACTCTTCCGCCATCGCGTAGAAGCGCATCCGGTCGCGGTCATTCATCCCGCTGGCCATATCGACGAGTAGCTCGGTCTGCTTCTCCGGATCGGCTTCGGCGAAGGCCACACGGGCGTCGGCCTCACGGAACTCATACTTCTTGGCGAAGGATTCGAGTTGCCCGTTGATCCGTTCACGGGGCACCGCGACCGCATCCTTGAATTCCTTGGTCGCCTCGACCCGCGCAATTTGTAGCTCGCGCTCGTAGGCGTCGACCGTCTCGCGGAGTTGTTTGACCTCGTCGGGTGCGACATCGGTCGACTTCTTCTCCAGTTCGGCCACCTTGGCTTCGAGTTCCTCGCGGCGACGGCGCTCCTCCTTGAGAGCTTTGCGCTGCTCGGCCCACTTCTTCGTAGCCCCTTCGGTCATCGCCCCTTCGGGAGGTGCGTCGTCCGGCTCCGGCTTGGCCTCGGCTTTCTTCGGTCCGCCCAGGAGTTCAGCCAAAGCGTCGGCATCGGCCGTAGCCGGGGCTTCTTCTTTGGTCGGTTCCGCGACGGGTTCCGCTTTGGGTGCTTCGGTTTTGGTCTCGGGAGCCTTGGGGGCTTCCGCCTTGGGTGCCTCGGGCGTGGGAGCGGTGGGCTCTTTGCCGATCGAGTTGAAAGCCTCCGAGAGCGAACGAGCCGCGTCGAAGGTCATAGTGCCACCGGCTTCGGAAAGTTCCGGAGTGGTGGTTGGTTGGTTGTCCGACGCCGGCGCGGACGGGTTACTCGGCGTATTGGTTTCTGCCATAAATTATTCGTCGACCAAGTTCGGCATCAGATCTTTGGTCGAGGGGACGACCTTGATCGGGGTCGCCAAGGCTTCGAGGGAGCGCAGCGCGTGGAAGAACCCTTCACGGCGGGCGTTTTGCAGGGCGTTGAAAATTAGAAAGTCGACATCGCTCGGCACCGGCATCTCGGTCGGCTCTCCCAGATCGCGGAGCACATCGAGGGCGGCTTGCATCGAGGGATGGCGCAGCACTTCGGCGAGTCCGCCTTGGAGATGCTCGTTGCGCCGGAAGGAGTTTAGATTGTGTTTCATAAAGTGGTTGCGGGATTATTACTGCGTGGCCTGCATGTGCATCGAATCGCGGCCCCAGAAAGCCCCTGCCGCGAGCCACCCTTCCCGTGCAAAGATCTCCATGACATCGAGCGGCATGTGCGCCCGTGTCGGCCAGTGGGTGTGGAGCCCGTTGCGGGGCGCATCGAAATCAATCGCCGCCGCCCGTGCGTGGAGGCTCGGGAGACTGCCGCCGCGCATCTTGCGGTTGGCATAGACTCCGTAGAATTTGTTGATCCCCGCCTCGCTCCGGGCTTCGTCGGTCTTGTAGCGTTTACCCAATTCCTTGAGGATGCGCTCCAAGCTCGGGGCCAGCTTCTCGTGGACTCCGATCGAGCGGACCGTCTTAGGTCCGTTGTAGAGATACATCTTGTAAGGCACCGGGATCTGGACGACCGAGACCTTGCCGGCCGCACCGTAGAACGCGGTGAGACTTTTCTGATCCTGCTTCGGCCAAGGGTTCGGCTTGGGCATCATTGCCCGCAGATAACGCTGGGTCGCGGCGATCGACTGCGGCCCGAAGAACCCATCGGGCTCGGTGCCGACCGTCTCTTGGATGATCTTGATCTGGGTTTGGTTCACTCAGGCTTGACCACTTTTTTCCCGTCGCCCGGCTCGACCGAGACCGTTACCCTTTGATTGAGGAAGTCGTAGCCGAAGCCGATCTTCGGCGTGACGCAGCCGGTGAGGAGCAAAGCCACCGCCGCGACCGCGTATTTCATTTGCGGGAGAACTTCGCGATGAAGTTCACCACCGAGCGCAGCGTCTTTTCAGGCTGGTCGCCGGGGATGAGTTCGAAGATGACGATGAGCGCGGCCAGCAGCCCGCTCACGGCACCCATGATTTCCAGCCAGTTCAGGGAACTGACCACTTGGATGATGTTGGTGATGTCCATAATATGTTGTGTGGTTATTACTATCGTTGCAAAATTGCCGCCCGCAACCCGTCCATCAAGAAAGCCGAGAGCGCCCCGATCGCGGCAGCGATCCCGTAGATGGTCGACTTGGTATTCTCCAGGTGCTTGAGCCGATCGTCATGTTTTTCGAACGATCTCCGGAAGGACTCCTGGTGCTCCAAGATCAGATCGACCTTGGTCTCAAGCCGCGCCAGTCTTTCACCATCGAAGCTCATCGACAGAGAATCTTCCTTCCGTCGGCGAGAACCGTCGGGGGCCAACATGTTGAGCGGGTCGGAGACATTCATTGTTAATATGCTTCCGGATCAGGACTCCTGCAACTGAGGCTCCTCGGCCGCGGTGAGTTGTTTTTCGATACTCATCGCCACCGGCAAGATGCCCGCTGCTGCGTTCAACCCGCCCGCTTTGGTCGCAATGTCGAGACATTGCATCACGATCTTCGCCTCGGCTTCGGTGAGTGTGACGGTCTTATTCATTGGGCTGCTCCTGCTGGCTGGCCAAGTAGGCTTGTGTCGCGGGAATCGCTGCCAACACTGCGGCAAAAGCGGCGGCGAGTTCGGGAACCGCCTGCATGATTTCGGGACTCAACGGCGCGGTCATCTTTTGGACGAGGCTTCCGTTGGCGAGTTCGCCGTCTGCGGTTGCGGGGAGCAACTCGACGGTGATTGATCCGCTATCCGTTGTCGGCTGAATGGCCGAGAGCGTATAGACATGGAGTTTATCGAACACCTTCGCAGGGATGGGTTCGACGGTTATGGGTGTTGGATTCGTTAGCATAAAGCGTTAGGCGATGAGGCCGAGTTCTTGGAGTCGGTCGATGATGTCGTTGATCGCGGTGCGGGCTTCGGTGTCCACCGTTCCGCCGCCTGCGGGGTCGGCTACGGTCGCAGGACGATCCACTGGCGTTGCACCGTAGAAACCAAGCAGTGAGGAAGTCGCGCTGCCGATCTTGATGCCGCGAAGCGTGCCTGTGCCGCCTGCTTCGGCGTCGATGATAAATTCGTTGCTGGCCCAGCGAAAATTGACGCGGTCGAAGTTGACGTTGTTCGTTCCGCTGGCGGTGTTGTAGATGCGGAAGGCTTGGGCGTTGGTCGAGCGCCTCATCGCTAATATGTTGGCGGCATCACGCGCTAAAGTGGTGTCAATAAGCGCGCCAAGACCGCTCCCAAACTCTATGCTATTGGCTACTTGCAGTCCCACGCCGTTGACTTCGACATTTTGGGTCAAGAATGTAACCGCATTTACTGTCCGCTGATAAAATCCGTTGGTTGTTCCTGTCCCGATTGTGATGTTTCCGCCTGTGGTAATTCCCATCCGCGTCACCCCATCCGTCTGAAGCTCCAGCGCCCTCGCCGTCCCGCCGCCCGATCCCTTCTCCGTCCCGATCTGAAACACGTTGCTGCTCCATTTGAGGAAGCCGCGTTCGTGGTTCGTCGCGGAGGTGAAGGTGTTGTAGATGTTGAAGGTTTGGGCGTTGGTTGCGTTTCTCAACGCCAAAACGTGCTCGACACCTTCAGTGCTAAGTGTAACTCCCGCCGATCCCGCTCCCGTGCCGCCGCTGCCGATCAATAGTGATGTGCTGTTAATTCTGGATTGAGCGTTATACAACAAAGCGGCAGACTCTGCCCATCCAGCGCCAACTGGTGAGGCAATTCTGCCACTACGCAGATACAGAAAACCTCCGGTGCGTATGGCGGCTTGCGTGACGCCCCCCTCTTGCCATTCTTGATAAAAGCTAACAGCGGACGATGAGGTATTAGTGACATTGAAACGCAACCCCGTAAACGCAACCGCTGCATTGTTCCAAGTCTGCCCCAAATCCAGCACAGGCGCGGACGCCGTGAGCGTGCCGTTGTTGGCGGTGAGCGTGGTGAAGGTGCCTGCGGCGGGCGTGGTGTTGCCGATGGCGGGCGGGGCGGCGAGGTAATTGCTAAAACCCGTCCCACTCACCGTGCCGCTGGCCGAGAGATCCGTGGCCGCAACCGTCGATGCCGTGGTGTTCCCAATCGGCGTATTCTGGATCGAGGCAAACGTGACATTGTTCGCGGTGCCGAGTCCGAGATCAGCGCGGGTGATCGCGGGTTTGTAGAAGGTGGAGAGGTTGCTCATGTTAGGGGATGCCGATGAGGCAGAAGCCGTAGCGGTCGGGGTTGGCGGCGATGTTGTGTCTCACGGCGAGGCGGGAACCGCTCGGAATGTTGCGGCCAAAAAGCGACAGATAAGGCGGCGCGGGTTGCAGGTTTTCGCTGTTTGAATAAGCGGCAACAGTTAAGCCAAACACTTGTTCGCTTCCTGCCGCGCCAACGCCAAGCTCCAGTTGTGGGCCAATGGTTGTAATGCTGCTGTTGTGCGTAGACGGCACGATGGCCACGGCACGGTAGGCGCGGGAAGTGGAGGCGATGGCTTGAACCCATGTGCCGCTGGAGCCGCTAAAGCTGATGCCTTGGCTGGTGGCGGTGTCTCCCGTGATGACATCAACGCTGGTCGGCGCAGTGGCGTAATCGCCGCCCACATCAAAGAGGAAGACTTGTGCGGTTGCCGTTTTGCCGCCCGTGACCACAGACTGAATGCGGGCAGACAGTCGTGTGCCGCTCGGGATTTGAAACGGAATAGAAACGGCAACGCCTATTGGGCTGACCGTGGTAATAGCGCCACCTACGGCGAGGTTGCCAATAATGTCGGTTTCTGAACCGCTGGCTCCCGTGGCGACATCAATGAGTGTGGCGGTGTTGGTGGAGACTGCGGACACATCTTGCACCATCAGCACCAACAGACCCGCATTGGCGGAAGTGGAGGCGATCAGCTCGGAATACGAACCCTTGGTGTGCGCGGAAGTGTTCGCGGTCAGCGAGACTTCGGCGCTGGAATTGACGAGGGTATAAGCCGCCTCAAACCAATCGACGTTGCGGAAGAGCGGCGTGGCACCGAGATAGGCTTTTTGCAGGAGGGCCATGGCTTACGGATCGTTAATGATATAGACCGTCCCCGCATCGTAGGAGCCGAGGGCGTTATAATCGGCTTGGGAAATGGTCACGATGTTGTCGATGGCTGAAGCTCCCGTGATCCCCGTGGCATCGGAGCGCACACTGGGAATCGCGGTGCCTTGGAAGGGAACGACCTTCCACCCGACCGTGGAACCAACAAAGACCAGCGTGAAGGCCGCATCCTCGACCTCGCAGGTCATATCCTCGGCCAAGGATTCGATGTTCGATCCGTTGCGGGCGATGGTGAGGTTGTTCGTGTCGAAAGTGCCCGCGTAGTCGAGGACGGTGACTGTGTCGCCATTCGACGGGGTCGCGGGCAGCGTGAGGGTGAAGGCTCCGGCTGTGGTGTCGGCGGCGACTTTTTCGTTAGTTAGCGCGGTGTAGTTGGCCGTCTTGACTTCGAAGTTTGGAAGGCGCAGCGGGGAGAGTTCGCCTGACGTTACATCGGCGGCGGCGTGGGTGTGATTTGCCACGGGCTGAAGCGTCCAAACGCCGCCTAAAAGGCGGAAGCGCCATGCGCCAGCGGTCGTTGTGGTAAATATAGACTCGGTAGTTCCGAGGTAGCTGCTGCCTGTAAAAATATAACGACGAACGTCAATCAAGCCCCCTATCGCATTGACGCTGGTAACACGAATAAACAACTCGTCGCCATCTTGAGCCGAATCTGTAGTCCGTCGCGGGATAATAATTGTGCCCGTTGTGTGATTTGTCGTAACTCCTACATCAAGCTGCACGTTGCGCCCTTGCGCCAACGTGTAGGTCGAGGTGCTGAAAAACGAATGGGTGCGCGTTTCTAATGCCCACGCCGCCCCGATATTGTTCGGCGCGATAGCATCCGTCCCGCCAGTGTGGTGGGTCGAAGCATGAGTCGCCGCAGCAGCACCAACATCCGCAGCCCCGAGGACAACATTCCCGCTCTGCCCATTGACGCTATTGACCGGATAGTCCCCGGCATATTCCCAGTCGGTCGCCAGTCCGGCATTGTTGCGTCGAATATAGATGCCGGCTTGCCGTCTGTTGACCAGCCACACCCCCGTAGATTCCCGAACTAAGAAAGCCGCCCCGACAGTAGGATCGCCGATCGTCACGGGCAGATCAGCAAAGGTGGCGACTTCACCCTCGAAGACGACGGCACCGCTTGACCCCGTGATGTCGAGGTTTCCGGTAAAGGGGTTGAAGCTCCAAGCCATCTTAACTCTTTAGAACGCGGGTGAGATTGGTGCCGCTGTAGGAAAAGTTGCGGGTCTCGACGACCGAGCCGTTGAGCTTATACTCGACCTTCGTCAGGTTGCTGCCGGCGTAGGTCAGCGCGATGTCGTCCCAAGTCGGAGTATTCGAGTGCATGATGTCGTTGATCTTCTGCAACGACCGCTCGGTATAGTCCTCGCGCAGCGGGGTGTTTCCTTCTGGATAATAAGCGGGCATGTTATTACTTAATACTCCGGTTCACGGACCTCGGCAACACGGCCAGGTTACTGGAGTGGTTGCTCATTCCGTTTTTATGATGCACGTCTTTGCCGTCGCCTTTGGAGACGCGGCCGGCACGCTCCATCTTGCGACGGGCAGCGTTGCGCTGGGCACGGCGCTTCTTCTGCTCGGGGGACGAGTGGTAAATATATTCCTGGGCGTAGTCTCTTGGCATAGGTCACATCGGTTGCGCCGGACCAATCTTCGCGGCGGTCTGGGCATCTTTGAGGGCGAGATCCTGCATGACCTTGGCTTGCTTGGTCTGCATGTCGACTTGGTGTTTCTCGATCTGCATCTGGAGCTTCGCTCGGCGTTCGGCCAAGTCGGCTTGGGCTTTAGGTGAAAGCATCTGGGCCTCGGCCAACTGACGCTCCATATCGGCAATCCTTGCTTGCTCGGCTTCGATGGCGCGGGCTTGCTCGGCCTCTTGGGCTTTGGCTTGCTGCTCGGCGGCGGCTTGCAACTCGTCGGCGAGTCGCTGACCGGAAGCATTCAACTGCTGGAACCGCTGGCGCATGAGCCCGATCTGGTCTTGGCGAGCCACATCGGGAGCGAGCAACTGCAAGTGTTCGCCCAAGTGCGGCAACATCGTCTGGTAAGCCGCGAGCGCGGCGGCAGGGTCGGCCTGACCTTGCGAGATCGCTTGGTCGAGACCATCGAGCGCCGTCAGGTGGCGGCTGGCGTGGATGAAGTGGTTCTCGCCGGAGGAGACGGGCAGCGCCGTGCCGGCCGACATCGTGGCGTTCTCCAAGAGCGCGATCTTGTCGTCGATCGGTGTCCGCAAAGTCGTAGACGGCGAGGGCAAGTAGCGGTCGACCACTTCCTGACCGAATCGGGCGGCAATGCGGTCGCGCAAGAGATTGACCCGACCCATCTCATCCAAGGAACCGAAGATGGACATCGTCTCGTCGATCGCCGCACTCCGCATCCCAGGGCTTCCGTAACCAATGGCGCGAACGGGCTCGACCGTAGAGAAACGATGGATCGCTTCGGTCGGCACTCCGCGGGCAATACAACGCTTCTTGAAGTCGACGGCGTCACGACCGCCGGGCTCATTAGCGGCATAATCACGCGACACTAAACGGCGGTATGCCTCACGAAGAAGACGTTTCCACGGGTGGTAGAAAAGATTGATCGCTGCGGCCCCGAGCACGGCTTCTTGCTGCAACTGGGCGCGAACTTCATACGCAGTGCGGGATTGACCATCCGGAGTGATCGAGCGGGACTGGTAGCCGATCGTCCGGTTCTGCATGTTCATGGTGAGGTCGTTCAAGACCGGCATGAGGTTCTGGTTGTAGTTCGGGATCGCCTTCTCGACGATCTTCAGCCCAGGAGGGAAGAGTGCGTAGGGGCCGTAATAGGAAAGCGTGAGGTCTTCGAGGGCGCGGGAACCATTGTCACCGGGCTGGACGATCAGGGCCGAGGAGAGCAACGCACCATCGACCATGCCGCAGCGCAGACGATTCAAAAGCTGAATGTGTGGATAAACTTTATAGCCCAAACCTCTGATGCCGTGATACGTCCCGTTGCCGACGCCATAGCAAAAAGTAACGAAGCAGTTGGTCGGGGCGGCGAAACGATTCGGGCGCTTGAAGAGGAAGTCCTCCTCCTTGGCGTTCTCATCCGAACCGATCGGATCCTTGAGGAACATGAGGTGGGAGACCTTGCCGTCGAACTCGCGCACCCACATGTGGACGACGTGGACTTTCTTGCCACGGCTATTGCCGTAGAGGAGGTCGTTGTTCTTGAGTTCCACTTCGAGCTTCTCCCACTCGCCGGCCTCTTGGAACGAACTGTCGCGGCAAGCACGGATCAACGCCTGCTTCACCATCTTGACGTTCCACCCGAGGTCTTTGGCCACGGCAGGGTCTTCGATGAATTTGTAAAGCTGGTGGGCCTGATACTCGCGATCAACCGTGGCGACCTCGATCTCCCACTCGGAAGCGCGTGTTCCGCGTGGCAACCGGAACTCGGAGAGCCCGGCCACACGCCAACGCCAATCGACCTCGTCCTCAAAATAACAAACCCCGACGCCATGCGAGACGAACTGGTCGGCAAGCATCTGGTGATTGAACTCGAATTCCTGCCACTCTTTGAGAGTCCGCGTGAACTCTTCGGCCAAGATTCGCTCCCACTCGACCTTCTGCTCGGGGGAACCGTAGTCAATCGAGATACGAGCCAAGACATCGACGGACGATGTGAGGTCGTAGTATCCGGCGAGGGCTTGCTCTTTCAGGGCGGAGGCTTCGCCGAAGTCGAGATTCGTGCGCTCGCCTTGGCCCATCTCGATCAAATCTTGCTGGTTGAAAGGGGCGGCACCATTGAACATCGCGTCAACCAGGGCGCGGTTTTTACTGGAGCCTTGGTCGCTGTCCTTGATCGCTTTGTAGATGGAGCGGGCGCTGTTTACATTGTCCACGCGCATCTTGGGGGCGCGGCCGTTCTCTTCAAGGCCGAGAAGTTCGAGGGGTGCTAGTTCGGAATTTGTCATTTTTGCAGGGCTTCGATAAGTGAGCCGTCTTTACAACCGTGGACGACGGCGGCGTTGGTCGGCACAGGGCCGTAGACCGATTTGTCGTCGATCGGATCGCAGTAGATGCGCCCGTCTTCATCGATCTCGTAGTTCTTGGTGCGCCAGTTGTTGTGAATAAGTTTCGAGACCGCCGTGTTCGGGCGCATCTCGTGGCGGAGATAAACGTCGAAGGGTTCGACATTCGGGCCGTCGTCGGTGCGGACATAGCTCCACAAGATCGAGCGGGTCGGAAAATCAGCCGGATAAACACAGGTGCCGATGACATGCTCGCCGTCGACTTTGACGAATTCGCCCGTTTTGCGGTCGAGCATCCGGGTCACTTGGATGGCTCCGAGGAAAGGTTTCTGGGCTTGGTTGTATTCGGTCTCGATCGCGTCGAGCCAATCCTCGCGGATCGGCGTATTATCGGCCTCGAACCAATACCAAGTGTCTTTGTTCCCGCTGTGCTGGAGGTGGCGCACGGTCCGCGCCCAGAGGTGGTTGGCACTCTGGGGCCAGCCGAGTTCGCACTCGGAATCCGGAATAAAGAGGTCGGCCGAGGCAAAAAGCGGGGCCAACTGCTCTTTGAGCGCGGCGGCTTCGTCCTTCGTATTGTAGGCTCCGACCACCAGCAGCTTGTGCCGGCCGAGGTTACCCAAAAGGGCCATGTGCCCGGCCAGCTTGGTGGCGAGCTTGAGGTCGGCTTGGGAGACGGGCAGGACGAGGAGCATGGTTTACGGAGTTATTACTTTAGCACGGTGTCGAGGATTTCCCAATTATCAGGCTGACGGTGGAGCCGCGGCGTGTAGTTAATTTTCTTTCGCTCGGCGATCTCGTCAAATCGCCAGAAGACGAACTTCTGCCGATCTGGCAACCACGCGGCAAGAATCTGAAAGTCGCCACGAGCATAAGACTTCTTGAACTTCTTACCGCGACTGCTGCTGATCCCGTAAGCATCGCGATCCGGATAATAAGTCGCCGTCTTCACTTGGACACAGACAGGGAGATAGGGCGGGTAATGAATAATGAGGTCGGCGGCATGGGCATGACCGAGCGGCACGTAGACTTTCCAGCCACGCCCATCGGCTTCAAAAATAAACCTTACCTCGGCCGAGGTGCCTTTTTCACAGTCAGTCATGCAGCAACGGCGTGGACTAAAGGTGCCACCTTGCCGAAGATTTCGAAAGTCGAGTTGCGCCGGACGAGGTGCGGAATGCGGAGTGCATTCTGCCGATCGACCTCGACGGCGGCATCTGTCTCGGTGAAAAAGCGGTCGGTCTTGTAGAGGTGACGGGTCGCGAGGCGGTGGCTCTTGAGCGTGACACGCTCGCCCGTGCTGCGGGAGATCACTTGCCATCCGCCCGGCGGGAGCGCGTTGCGGTCGACATCCGGCGG